AACCAATGTTGCCTGATACGCTTCCGTTCCATTCTCGAATGGATGGAGGTGCGTATTTCTTGCTCTGCCTCAGCAGCCTTGGCAAGCCACGTCTCCGACTTCGACGGATTGGTTATGCTTAGCCAGTCGGCCACGCCTCGGCACACAAGGTATTCGTGTATCAGCCTTTCCACATAGGTCAGCGTGGTTTGCGAAATAGTGTTGGGCACACTCATGTTTATATGATATTGCTCCCTCTCCTTTAGCTTGTCGTCAAACTCTGTCTTGACGATTTCCTTCCTTGACCAAGGGTAAAGCATTTCCCGGCACATGGAGACACCCAAATCCAGCACTCTTGTCACCCGGTCCACATTGCCCTCCTCGCCAACGTCAGCCACCATGTGCTTGGCGTGCTCGGTTTCCGGGGCCATTACATGGCTCTCCACATAGGCATTGTTCTTGATGTCATAGAGCAGCTGTTCTCGCTCGAAGGTAAGCGTCACCTTTAGCTTCGCTCCCTCATTCTCTATGCAGCAGCTCATAAGCCTTCCTCCTTAGTCTGTTGGACGCTTCGGGCGGCTACGCTTGCTCACTGCCTGTTGGATGCTTAGCAAACTTCTCTGTGCAAGGGCGATGTACTGTTCAGCGTCTGCCTTGTTTGTCACCATGTACCACTCGGCGATGGCAGAGTTCTTCAGGTAGTCGTGGATAGCCTCGCCCACACCGGTAGTTGCAGCCTCGTTGAAGTTGCTCGGCATTGTGAGGTTAAGCGTCAGGTCTGTGCTGCCGTCATAGTGGCTGTTGTCTGTGGTTGTGCCGTCCTCGTTGAGGTAGTCTGACAATTCTGTCTTCACCTCGGCAAAGCCTTTCTTGATAGAGCGAAGTATCTTCTCGCGGTTTTCTTCGTCCTCAGAGGCAAACATGCTCGCCACCTCCTTGTGGTTGTCCTTGTTCTGGATAGTACGGCCACGTAAGAAGGTCTCGTTCATAATGTCGAAGAGAAGCCACGAAATTTTGATGGTTGCCGTCACGCTCTTCTTGGCACCTAATGTCTTTTCTTGTCCTTCCATGTAAATAAAATATTATTTGTTAGTCACTCGGACGGGTCGGTCTCTTGCGGCTGTATAGCAGACGTTCCGCACCGTCCATCATTTCTCCGGCTTGGTTGAAGTAGTCAGCGGCTTCGCCCTTGTTGGCCAGCTTGAACCACTGGGCGATGATTGAGGCAATGAAGAAGTTGCGAAGGGCCGACTGTACATTGTCTTTCAGTCCTTTGTCAAATGACTTGCTAACCTCAAGCACGGCTTCGTAGCCTGTTCTCGTCACTTGCGACGGAATAACGATGCTCTGTGCCTCCACTTCTTTAGACTGTAGAGTTATCGTTACAGGTATCTGCTTGGTAGCTCCGCTCACGAGCATCTCTTTCAGTCTCTCGTTGGTGGCAAGCACCGACTCCTCCCAAAACCTTCCGAGGTCTGAAAGGTCGCTGTCCGTGGCAAGGATGCGGTCTCGCGCTCCCTCGTCGCCGTCTATCAGCTTCGCGCCTGTGTAGTCGGTAGCCTTGGCCACCTCTTCATACACGTCGTCCTTGAATATCTGTACGGTTATTGTCTCCATGTCAGAATGAGATTAGTGAATACGTTAGTCCGATGCCTATATATGGCTGCATACCTTGTTTGCCGAAGCCGTAACCTGCCGTCACTCCGATATGCCATTTCTTAGGAGGCTGCTTAATCTTGCGCGTTACATACTCATGCTTGGGATATACATAGATGCTGTCAAGCTGCACGTCATAACCGCTCACCCATGCCGTATAGTCACTGCTTTTATACATCTTTTGGATGATAGGGATAGTAACCTCCGTACTGTCACGCACATCTGCCACATCGTTTTGTGTACAGCTTTCTGCCGGTTTTGTGTCCGCACGGATAGATGGCTGCGCCTTGTCACTCTTGGGAAGAGTCACGGTCTTGTATGTCAACACCAAACTGTCCTTGGGTACCGGCATGTAGTAAGGTATGGTGTCAATCACAGTGTCACGCACCACATCTGCAGGTTCGTAACCTTTGCCGTAGCCTCCGCAATGCACGATGCTAACCAGACAAACAATGCCAACAACCACACCTAACATTGCCCACAAAAAGCCTAAATTCTTCTTATCCATAATAATCTTTGATAAATTCAACAATAGCGTTCACGTGTACCGCTGTCACCTTCTCCTTGCCTTCCTCGCTCAACAGCAGTTCAACGTCTTCTTTGTTGTCTTGGAAAAGGTTCTCCGTCAACACTGCAGGGCAGTTCGTGTCTCTACAGATAGCAAGGTTCTGGGCGATGTACTTGGCATAGGGCACACAACGGTTGCCTTTCAGTCCTTGAAGTATTGCTTCGTTCCAAAGATACTGCGCCAAGGCCTTGCTCTTTGCGGATGCGTTCATGCCTACATGGGCAGAAAAGCCTCGCGCCTCATGCCATTTGCCGTCGCCTCCTGCTGCATTGTTGTGGATCGAGACAAGCAGCACGTTCTTGGTGCCTACTTTCTTGCAGATGTCGTTCACACGCTTGCAGCGTACAGACAGCGCAACGTCCTGCTCCTCTTCCACAACACGCTCTGCATTGTAGCCCATGCCGCGAAGCTCGTTCACAACTCGCGTTGCAATCTCTCTTGCATACGCATATTCACGCAACCTTTTGTCCGGGCTGCATTTGCCGGGGGTGTTCACCCCATGGCCATTGTCAATCAATACAATCATACATCAATAGTTTAACCGTTGATAGAAATCTGTTTTGATATTGTCGTAGGCGAGCTTTACGTTAGTATAGGCTCTGGCATTGTTTTCACCGTCCTCATTATAAATCTCACCTTCAACAATCTTCGCTACGTCCTCCACCCATTCCGAGCTACAGAACTCTGAAATGGATTTACCTCGATATGTGAAAGAGTCGAAGCGCGAGTTGCGGTCGTTGTGTATAACGAGCAACGACTTGCGTATCTTCGCTGCTGTCGCTTCGTGGTCTATGATGTGGTTCTCTTCTCTTACACGCTTGATAAGTCGGCACACCTGCTCAATGCTGAGGTCGAAAGCAAAACCTGTAAGGTTGCGGATGCGTAACAATGTTTCTGGGCGAAGACCCTCTGATATGTCTTGCAGCATGTCGTTCTGCTTACGTGTCTCTTCGGCAAGGTTGTGCATACTGTCCTTCTGGTCTTGCATCATCTGTTCGATGATGCTCTTGAACCAACGGAAGAGGGCCACCATCATAGCTGCGGAAAGGAGAAGAAAAAAGGCTGCTGTTATTGCCATCATGCCATAGTCGCTAATACCTTTAGCCACCTGCGTAATTTGACTTACATCGTTCATTTCCCTGTCAGTGTTACTCTTATTAAGCGTCCTACAACTACTCCGGCCATCGTACAACCGAAGTCAACCCAATCCCATTTGCCGCCCCATAACTTGTCTTTAAGTTCCAAGGCTCCGGCTACACCAGCTCCGGCATACAGCGCACAGTAAGTGTCATCAGCCCCTAAGCCGATAAGCACACCACCTACGATATGTCTGCCGCGATTGCTGGATTTTAACCATGTAATAATCTTTTTCATTGCCATTATGATTTTATGTTCTTGGCAAATTTAGCGACTTAACCGGTGAGCGTCGTTTTAACTATTGTAGCACAAAAAAAGAGGAGCAAGATTTCTCCTGTTCCTCTTAT